AAAGTAAACGCAAACGACTCACAGTTCGCATTGGCTGCCTAAACACGGCCTAGGGTTTCGATAGCTTTCCTCGTAACAGAATAAGCTATCATTTTTTTTTACAACAAGGAGTTTATTTTGATTAAGAAAATTGCAATTATCGCATCACTAATGGTCGCAGTAGCATCTGCACAAGCGGTTGAAGTTGGTGTTAATGGTGGAACAAATTTGAGTTCCAGAGAAAATGCTTGGGGTCTAACATTGGGTGATAAAGTTTTTGGACAAGACTTGACACTAGGCTTCAATCGTAGCACAACCGCAGACCTTTACAGTTTGACCGACACAATCCAAATCACAAAAATTGGACCAGTTGGAGTTGGTGTAAAGTTTGGTGGTGTATATGTTGACAGTGCAACTGGTTCTGATGGTTATGCCGCCCTTGCTGGTGCTACTTTCAGTATGCCAATCGTGAAAAATGTAACTGGTCTAGTTGACTATACATACATTTCAGGACAAGATTCTGTTGCCGCACAAAACGGTAGCCGTATCACTGCTGGCATCAAATACAGTTTCTAATTGTATAAATAAATGATGGGTTCGGTGGGACCCATTCAAATAATCCACTACACACTTTACACAACACAAGGAGAAATCTATGTCAATGACACCTTTTGAAATCCGTCTTGAACTATTAAAAATGGCAAGAGACATGTTATCAGATGATTATTTTGGTAAGCGTGAACAAATCAGTAATGATTGGTCCACAAAATGCGATACCTCAAAAAGCAAAGGCGAAGACCCACCAGCCCATCCTGGTTTTCCGCCATATCCCTCAGAAGTAGATATCATAGCCAAAGCACAAGTGCTTAATGGTTTTGTGTCTAACATTCCTGCGGAACAACCAAAAGTATCTAAGAAATCTTCTTAAAGAGAAGGTTATGGGAGACCGCAATGGTCTCCCTTTTTTTCTATGAAAGGAAAAACCAATGTTAAAACACTCAATCTTTTTGAGTACTATTATTTCGTTAGGTATACTTTTATCAGTTTTTATTTTTACTGATTCACAAACATCTATACCTTTCACAGCAAACTATTTTAGTTTGAACGCTAAAGCAAAAGAGCAAGTTAATTGCCTAGCAGAAAACATTTATTTTGAATCGGCATATGAACCAAGAGAAGGTCAACTTGCTGTAGCATTCGTTACAATCAACAGAATGAATTCAGGACATTTTGAAGACAACATCTGTGGTGTTGTTAAACAGAAAGTGGGAAAGACTTGTCAATTCTCATGGTGGTGTGAAGAGAAGAATAATTCTATTTCTACCTCTAAAGTATTGACAAGTGGATACAATTCAAGATATAATGATATTCGAGACTTAGCAACATATGTCTATGCAAATTATGAAAAGATTGATGACCCAACTGAAGGTGCATTATTTTATCATGCAGATTATGTAAACCCTAAGTGGAAGAATATGGTCAAGACCACACAGATTGGTAGACATATCTTTTACTACACAACACTAAAGGAAAACCAATATGCCTATCGATAAATTATCATTACAAATTTCAACTACCATGATTCTGCTTGCATTGATTGGTGGTATGACTTACTTCTATACCAATGATAGAAAATTAATGGCGGCGAATGTTGACAGTGCAATATCAAAAGGTATTGACCCATTATCGGTTCGTTGCTCATATGCATCTAGCACAGACATTATCTGTATTGCATTTGCATCTTCAATGCAATCACATAACACTCCATCAATCATTGGAACAACTCAGGCGAAAAAATAATTATGCCTACTCGTGATGAAATGATGAAGTTTGCAAAAGCAATTGAAGAGATGATGCGGAGACATAGGTGTAATCACATTGATGCAATAGTTGAATATTGTAGAGAGACTGGACTTGAAATTGAAGTTGCCGCATCTTTGGTAAACTCTAATCTCAAATCTAAAATTGAAAGTGATGCCCAAGAAATGAGGATGATGCCTACGGTGTCGAAGTTACCAATTTAGGATTATAATTATTATGACTGGTTATGAAGCCTTTGCTTTATACAATTCTTTGAAGATACATTTTACACAGAAGAGTTATGACTATTTCAAATACAATGGAAAGTCAAACATTTCTGTACAGACATTTGAATTGAGAAAAGACAAATACTATTTCTACAAACTTTCTCGGAAGTATAGTAGAGAAGAGTTTGTTAAATTTCTCGTTTCAAATTTCATCATTGACAATAAGATATGGGTTGGCAAACTCTTAGAAGAAGATGCCGAATCAATATACAAATTGTTTTTGATGAGCCAACAATCACTCAGTTATATCTTTGATAATGACTGCCGTGAATTGTTTATTGAGTACTCTAACCCTAATGACATTTTGAAAGTAGAAGATGGAGAATATCCTGTTCTATTGACAAGAACATTACGGAAGGAAACTCAATTTGAAACATTGTGCATATTGAATGATATGCTAGGCTTCTTTCCAATGTGGAGTCGAAAAATCGATGACACAATTAGATGGCCTGAGGTATGCTTGACTGCAATTAAGTATACCCCATTCATTGATTATGATAAGGCAAAGTTTCAGGATATTTTAAGAAGCCACTTGCAATCTGTCTATATATGAGATATAATGCATACTGTGGATAATTCGTTCATACAAACATACTCCGTTATACAAAAGGAAAATACATATGAGTTCATTTGCAAACCTCAAACGCAATAGCAGTCAATTCGACAAATTGACAAAGGCTGTTGAATCAGTTAATAACCAGTCCGTAGAGGCTGGCTCCAAAGAAGACACCCGTTTCTGGCAACCTGAAGTAGATAAAGCAGGTAATGGCATGGCCGTTATTCGTTTTCTACCCGCACCTTCTATTGATGGTGAAGATGGTCTGCCATGGGTTCGTGTATTCAATCATGGCTTTCAAGGTCCTGGTGGTTGGTACATCGAAAACTCTTTGACTACTCTTAACCAAAAAGATCCAGTCTCTGAGTATAACTCTACTCTTTGGAACTCTGGCATCGAAGCCAACAAAGAAATTGCTCGTAAGCAAAAACGCAAGTTAACTTACATCGCTAATATCTTGGTTGTTTCCGATCCAGCAAATCCTTCTAACGAAGGTCAAATCAAACTGTACAAGTTTGGTAAGAAAATCTTTGATAAAATCTCAGAGGCAATGAATCCAGAATTCGCTGATGAGACACCTGTCAATCCATTTGACATGTGGGAAGGTGCTAACTTCAAATTGAAGATTCGTAATGTCGAGGGCTATCGTAATTATGATAAATCAGAATTTGCGGACAAGTCTGCTCTTTTTGATGGTGATGATTCTAAACTAGAAGAATTGTGGAAGCAAGAATATTCTCTCAAAGAATTCCTTGAGCCTAAACAATTCAAGTCTTATGAAGTTCTAAAGGCTCGTTTAGATAAGGTCCTCGGTTTTGATGGTGGTGCAGTTGCACCTAAAACTAAGGCAGAGTCTGCGGATATCTCTCGTAAATTGTCTGAAGAAGACTTAGAGCGGATTGACCGCAAGACTGTAGCAGATGATGACTTGGATTATTTCAAGGATTTGGCTGGACAAGAATAAACTAGTTTTATAAAAGTTTGACCCCGCCTAGGCGGGGTTTTTTGTTTTTAGAATACAGAGGCTCTATCTTGATTTCTTACGAATGTGCTTTCTGAATTTCTCACATTAATAGGAGCATTCGTTACATTAGTAGCATTTGTAACTTTTGGTGCAGACACAATTGAAGTGTTTGTGCTGTTACCACCAGTCATTGCTTCTGTCTTAGCCATAGTATTTTCATTAGATTGCGTCATCATTTTTTCACCAGTTGTTGGTCGTGCTGGTGTCAATTCAGCAGATTCAAATGTTTTAGCATACTTCCCTTCAGGACCTTGAGTGAACCCTACATTTTGTGTATTAGTCTGCCATTCTTTGTAAGTAGCTTGGTCAGGGAATATCAGAGTACCTTGTGGAGTTGATATTTGGAATGACTCATTGAACTTTTCTTCTTTTGTAGAGCCAAGGTCTTCTATTATTTGTGCATACTTCCCTTGAGGGATTTCAGTAAAACTTACATTTTGTGGTTTTTGTTTCCACATCTCAAAAGTAGCTTGGTCTGGGAATATCAATGTTCCTTGTGGAGTTGATATTTGGAAGTCTGTTCTTTCTCCTTTTTCTTGCGTAGGCGCAAGAGCACCTTTGACCATATCTACAGCACTATTGACCATACCTTTTATAGCCAATTTACCAGTTTCAAAAGCATTGGCTGGTAAAGGTTCTACTGGCGCAGGTTCTACTGGCGCCGCATAACCATTGTTATCTTCTTCTGGTGTTGCTGAATATGCAAATGGTGTTGGTTCCGCTTGTGATGATGTTTCTTGTGGTGGTGTTGATTGTGCTTCTACTGGTGGAGGTGATGGCGAAGTTGCTGGTGCCGCTTCTGCCGCAGGTGCATCACCAAACAGTGCCGCACCTGAAGCCGTAAGTTCTTTACGAAATTTCAATAAAGAATCTTTGTATGCTTTCACACCAGTTGTATCATAATCATCTTGATTTGGTTTATCACGACCATAAGATTTTGCTCGTTTCAATGCATACTCTTCTGAAAGAGTTCTTTGATATATGTTATATTTTTTAGCATTCTCAGGGTCTTCTTGCCCAAATTTAAATGAACTATAAAACATACTTGGATAACTATCTGTATTCCACTCAGCATCAAGGTCTTCTCCTGTTCCAGATGATTCTTCTGGTAAAGGTTCAACAGCATCTCCACCACCGTCCATTGAATTTGATACTT